TTCCACAGCCTTTTGAGAACTTAAGTTCTTTTTGATAATAGATATCATTTTTTGTTGTGTTTTCAACTTCCGACTGGATGCGTTTTCCTTCACTAACATCTTGTCGTTGTTGCGTTTGATAAACCATTTATTTAAATCCTTAAAAATGTGATCGTGCAATAAAGGAGTAAAATCACTTTGAGTTAAACCTTTATATCTAAGGTATGGTTTAAGTCCATCATACTGAGATGATGATTTTGTTGTACCATATAATGATGTAGTTTCAAATAAACAAATATCAGCATCATACTTATTATTTAACTGTGTTCTAGCTTCATGTGAACAACAAAGTAAAGCAAGTAACTTTCCACCCAAATAATTAAAACCAAAAGGTTGAGTAGGAACAATAATGAATCCCATAATAGAATGTCTATTAAACCTTTTAAGTTCGGGTGGTTTACCCAACCAATCATTTCTTGGTTTAGAATTAATGGTGGGAGAACCGAACCTTATAAACCCTACAATCTTATTAGTGTTAGTCTCCATAACTATCCACTTTAAAGACTTTCCAGGAATAGAACTTTCAACAGAATGAGAAGTTGTTATTTGAAGTCTCTCATTAAAATATTCATTAGTAAAATGATCGTCTTTTCCAGCCGTATAAACTTTAAAGTTCATATCTTGTGGATGCATATCAAACGCAGAAAACATATCCTCCTCAGGCCCACAGCCAGGAAGATATGTTGGCATCTTAGATATTCTATCTAATTTAACATTACGAAGATATTCATCAATACGTCCCATATTTGAGAAGTAATCAATGAACTTATCGGCTGCATATGCAGCATCACTTTCACTCAGAATCATCGTATAATCATTGGATCATTATACCTTGAAGGACCAATAT